CAGGCTATGAGTACATAGTCGATACAATGTCTGTCATGCAACTACAAACAATCAAAGGTGAACTGTTTGACGAGATATGGTATCTAGAAAACAGACCGCAAAAATTTACTGTTAATAGTGGGAAATAAATTATGGAATTGCAAGACGAGTTAGACGAACTATCAGTGCCAGTTTACGAGCAAGACAACCACCTCAACCAATTCTACTGGGAAGAAGTAGAGCCCGAAGAAATAAATTTGACAGAAGCGTTAAAATAGTATAAAATAAATTTTCTTATTTATATTTATTATTAGGAGTTATTAATAATATGGATAACTTAGAACAGAGAGAAAGGGGACAACTGAGCCATAAAATCCCTTGTCCTGATTGCGGAAGTAGTGATGGCAATCAAGTGTATAGTTACGACAATCAACCAGATGATTCTTACTGCTTTGCTTGTCAGACATACTTCCCACCTAATGACAACGTAACAAGTATTAGACCTAAACAAAAGGTTAAAGAGATGAACATAGACTATAGTAAACTTCCCTTTCGTGCCCTATCGGATAGGGGTATAAGGCAGGAGATAGCTGAACTGTATAGCGTTAGAGTGGCATTGAGTGAGTCAGACGGCAAGACCATTACCCACCACTACTACCCAGATACTAAAGCGGGAGAGGTTACGGGCTACGAGGTCAGAGAGGTAGCAACCAAAGATTTTAAAGCGTTAGGTGACAGGAAAGGTGCTGTTGATTTATGGGGCAAGAGCCTAGCCAGTAAGAACGGCAGCAATAAGCTGTTCATTACGGAAGGTAGATGTGATGCTATGGCGTTATACCAGACCATTATTGATAATACGCCCAGCAAGTACAAACAATATCTACCTTCTGTGGTATCACTTACACGTGGTGCGTCATCTGCATTAAAGGATATGGTAAACAATCGGGAGTTTGTAGAGAAGTACAACGAAGTGATTTTAGTATTAGATAATGATGAAGCTGGTAACAAAGCTACAAAGGATATCATTAAGTCGTTCCCATTGTTTAAGGTCGCCAATCTACCATTAAAAGATGCTAATGATATGCTGTTAGCCGACAGAGGAAAGGAATTATATCAAGCAGCAGTATGGGATAGTAAGCCTATCAGACAAGGTGAAGTCTTAGATATTGAGGACTTCATCGACAAAGCACTTGAACAGCCTAAGATGGGTATCAGTTTCCCTTGGGACACGGTAACAAGAGCGACATTTGGTATTAGACCCAACACTATCCACATCGTAGGTGCTGCGCCTAAGATTGGCAAGACAGACCACCAGCACCAGTTAGTAGAGCACCTGGTTTACAGTGAGAGCCAGAACGTAGGGATGTTTGACCTTGAAAACGCACCAGCTAAGACAGCTAAGAAGTTAGCAGGCAAGCATGACAGGGTAGACTATTCGAGACCTGATGTTAGCTATGACCCAGAAATGCTAAAGCACACGTTACTGTCAATGCAAGGTAGGGTTAGGTTTTACGACAGGAGTGCTAGTCGTGATTGGCAGGACATAAGAATAGCTATGGAAGAGATGCACTTACTTGATGGCATCAACATCTTTATCTTAGACCCACTCACTGCACTAGTTAGTATGTTTACAGCAAGCGAAGCAAACGACAAGCTGAATGAGATAATGACAGATATGGCAGACCTGGTGATGAAGTACCCAATCACTATCTTTTGTTACAGTCATGTCAACCCTAAGCCCAAAGGTTCACGCTCACATGAGCAAGGTGCTAGGGTGTTGAGTCATGAGTTCACGGGCAGTAGGGCAATGGAGAAGTGGGCACACTATGGGCATGGTATCAGTAGGGATAGAAGCCCTGATTGTCCAGAAGAGAAGCACAACATTAGCGAGTTTTATATGCTGTTTGATAGAGACTTTGGTCAGAACTACCAGTGTGATGTGTACTTTGATGAGAAGACTATCACGTACTTAGAAGTATGATGTTTGGGTATAGGGGGACGTTAAGAAAATGAATTACGTATTTGACATTGAAGCAAATGGTTTAAACCCGGACAAGATACATTGTATGGTAGCCAATGGTAAGCAGGTATACAAAGACTTCTTTGTCAACTTGACAGAAGATGATGTACTTATAGGGCATAACATTATTCGTTATGACATACCAGTATTAGAGAGGTTACTAAGCATTAAGATAAAAGCCAAACTAATAGACACACTAGCACTTAGTTGGTATCTGTTTTCTGAACGCAACAAGCATGGTCTAGCAGACTGGGGTGTTGAGTTTGGAATACCTAAGCCAGTGATAGAAGACTGGGATAGCTTGACAGAGCAGGAGTACATACACAGATGTAGCGAGGATGTTAAGATTAACACTAGGCTCTGGCAGCTACAAGAGCAACACCTGGTTGGACTGTACGGCAATGACTACAGCGATTTGGTAGAGTACCTTACATTTAAAATGCACTGTGCCATGCTACAAGAGCAGAACAAGTGGAAGTTAGATGTGGATAAAGCTAACACCTTATTAGTAGAACTTACTGAGAAGCAATCTAAGGCTGTTAAATCTCTTGAAGCTACTATGCCACCAGTACAAGTGTTTAAGGACGTTACACGACCACAGAAGCCCTTTAAACAGGATGGTACACTATCAGAAGTGGGTAAGAGGTGGTCTAAAGTGTGCGCAGAGCATGGTATTAACTTTAATAGTTATGCTAAGCACAAGATACCTAATGGTTTTAAAGAACCAAAGGCTACTTCACCCGTACAGATTAAAGACTGGTTGTTTAGTTTAGGTTGGAAGCCACAAACATACAAGTATGTAGAAGATGGCTATGATTTGCAGGGTAAACAGAAGCAACGTAAGATACCACAGATAAAGAAAGGTGATATGCTATGCCCTTCCGTCATTAGAATGGTAGAAAAGCACCCAGAGTTAAAGAACCTAGAAGAACTTGGGGTGTTAGGTCACAGGGTGGCATTGGTGTCCGGGTTGATTAAGAACTGTGATGAGGACGGCTACGTTATAGCTGCTATACAAGGTTTGACTAACACACTAAGGTTTAAACACGCAGTATGTGTGAACATTCCTAGCCCACGTATGCCGTATGGTAGTGATATACGTAGCCTATTAACTATAAGAGAGGGTAGAGAGTTATGTGGTAGTGATATGAGTAGTTTGGAAGACAGGACTAAGCAGCATTACATGATGCCTATAGACCCTGACTATGTAAAGGAGATGAACAAAGAGGGGTTCGACCCGCATTTAGATATTGCAGTGGAGGCTAAGTTCCTAACACAAGAGCAAGCTGATGCTTACAAGGCTAAAGACTTTAGTAAGTTCGATGAGGCTATGCTATCTGCACAAAGACACAAGGGTAAGACTACCAACTATGCCAGTACTTACGGTGCAGGCGCACAGACTATTGCCAGGGGGGCAGAGGCTACACTTGAAGAGGGAGAAGCATTACACAAAGCATACTGGGATAGGAACTGGAGTCTAAAGGCTATAGCAGATGACCAGACTACTAAGAATGTAAATGGTAAGCTATGGTTGCATAACCCAGTAAGTGGTTTATACTATGAACTACGAAGCAAAAAGGATATATTTAGTACGCTTAATCAAGGTACTGGCACTTACTGTTTCGATATGTGGGTAAAGGAGATACTTAAAAAGAATGTGAAGTTGTTAGCGCAGTTTCACGATGAGATTGTTTTTGACTCTCCCTTGGGGTATCGAGAAAGAGTCATTGAACTTCTAAAAGACTGTGTAGGTAGAGTAAACGACACATTAAAACTTAAGAGGAGATTAGATGTAGATGTAGATTTTGGTAAAACTTATGCAGAAATACATTAGACGAGGTAAAATATGAAACACATTATCCACGTAAACCAGCACGTAATTAAATCGAACAGGAAGGAAAACAAGAACGACCCTGTACTAACGTGTAAGACGTACAAAGAAAACCGATACGGACATACAGCAATTATTTTAGATAGTGAGGGTAACGAGTTAGGCAAGTTTGTTTACAGACCTAACAAACCTCTTAGCTGTGGTGCTCATGTTTGGTTTGAGACTGAAAACGATGTGAAAGTATTTTAAATAAGGCTTGACAAATACAAAAAAGGTATGATATAATTACAACTGTTATTCCAACAATAGAGGATAAAATAACAAATGGCTATTAAAAGACGTGGCGAACAACAAACAACTGAGCGTAGTGATATTGAGTATGTAAACCTAGAAGCAGGTGAGCATGAGGGTAGACTACGATATGTAGCAGACTTAGGTATGCAGAAGCGTGAGTACATGGGTGAGGAGAAACCACCAGCACAGCAACTGGCTTTAGGTATTGAGATTATCGGACAATCTGTAGAGATTGATGGTAAAGAACAGCCTAGATTGTTGTGGACACCGGGCTTTAACGTGTTTCATGAGTTGACCGAGCGCGGTAAGGAACTACAATACTTTAAGGTATTCGACCAAGCAGCAGTAGAAGGTGTAGAGGCTGATTGGGACAGCATGATTAACGAACCTTGTAACGTAGTGGTTGTCCATACCAAAGGTAAGGGTGCTAATGCTGACCGTACATACGATAACATTGATTCACTAACGCCAATCCCTACTAAGTATAAGGGTGGTGTAGAAGCTGGACTTATCACCAATGGTTGTACTGGTGATGCAGATGATATGGATAACCCAGCACAAGCTAGTATGTTTGGATTACCATTGTATATTCACGGCAACCGAATTGATGCACCAGAGTCGCTAGAAGAACTTACTGGTGCAGAAGTAGATATTCCATTCTAATGGAACTGCTAATTGATGGTGATGTTATTGTGTATCGTATAGGGTTTGCAACACAAAGGAAGGATGACGATGGAAACATTGTACCAGAGCCTTTGCCCTATGCCTTACACAGTACCAAGAGGTTTATCAATGGTATGATTAAAGATACGGGTGCTGATAGTTACAGGTTATTCCTAACAGGAAAAAATAACTTTAGGCTAAAAGTTGATAGTGAGTACAAAGCTAATCGTAAAGGTACAGCTAAACCTATTCACTACCAAGCCATACGGGACTATATGGTTAAGCACTTTAAGGCAGAGGTTATCGAAGGCATGGAAGCTGACGATGCCCTTGCACTTAATCAAACAGACAACACTATGATAGCAAGCATAGACAAAGACCTGCTTATGGTAGAGGGTGAACATTATAACTTCGTGAAGAAGGAGTTCAACCATGTTACTTACGAAGCAGGTATACACTGGTTCTATATGCAAATGTTAATGGGAGATAAAGTTGATAACATTATCGGAATACACGGCATTGGTATTAAGAAAGCTGAGAAGATATTGGCTAAGAGCAAGGATAGAGATGCTACTATTGAAAGCTACTATAAAGATGAGTTCGGAGAAGGGTGGTATCAGCGTATGGTACAGAATACGCAACTTCTTTGGATGCTTCAAAAAGATGTGAAGATGCCAATGGATATTAAGGGGGACATAGAGATTGCAGATAACTAACATTTTAATAAACTGGACAAGCACTGCAACATTTAGGCTTGCACTTCTAGCTATTGAGTTGGTCACGATGCTGGCGATTATTGCGAACTGTATTCGTCACTGGTGAAAGAGAAATTCTATGAACAAGTACCGCAGTAAGTTTGAAGAGAGGGTAGCTAAAGACTTGAAAGACTTTACCTATGAATGTACCACGTTATTATACAACAAACGAACCACCAGGAAGATGGTGTGTTTAGATTGTGGTAGTCTACACGTATTGCAGAAGGCTAAGTATCTTACAGACTTTAGATTGCCTAATGGTATATACATTGAAGTTAAGGGGTGGTTTAAACCCAGTGACAGAACTAAGATGGAGTCTGTTATTAAGTGTAACCCAGAATTAGATATACGTATGCTGTTTCAAAAAGATGGATGGACTACCAAAAAGAAAACACAGAAGTATAGCGAGTGGTGCAATAAGCGTAAGATAAAGTATGCTATTGGGAAAGTTCCTATTGAATGGGTGAACGAGGATGAGAAATGTGAATAAGATATGTTACAAATGTGGTGCGGAAGACCCAGACTACGAAGTAGTTGGGTACGGTAGAAACTGTTCTGAGTGCGGAGGTAAAGCTAGTGTGTTGGAAATAACTGAAATGACTGACTTATTAAACGAACTGTACCTTAGAGGCTTACTACCCGAAGGTTTTGTTGAAGACGTAACAGACGAAGAGTATAATGAACTTGAGTTAGACTTTAACAACGACTTGGTGGAGGCTCATAAGGATGCTTTCCTAGACTACTTAGAGGATTTTGATTATGACTAAGATAGTAGTAATACCCGATACACAGATGAAGAAAGATGTACCTATGGAACACTTGTTGTATGCAGGTAAGTACATAGCAGAGAAGAAACCAGATGTTATCGTACACCTTGGAGACCATTGGGATATGCCTAGCCTGTCTCACTATGATAAGGGTAAGAAGTCTTTTGAGGGTAGACGATACAAAGATGATGTTGACTCTGGCAACTTAGCTATGGACTTATTCTTAGAGCCTATCAAGAAAGAGATGAAAAGGTTGAAGCGCAATAAGAAGAAGTTGTGGCAACCACGTATGGTGTTTACAATGGGCAACCATGAAGAACGTATAGAGCGTGCAGTGGAATGTGATGCAGTGCTAGAAGATGTTATTGGTTACCAGGATTTAAACCTAAGTGACTGGGAAGTTATCGACTACAAAGAGCCAGTAATTATTGAGGGTGTTGGCTTCTGCCACTTCTTTACCAGTGGTGTTATGGGCAGACCAGTATCAAGTGCTAGGGCTATGCTTACCAAGAAGCACATGAGTTGTGTAATGGGTCATGTACAAGACAGGGACATAGCCTTTAGTAAGCGTGGTGATGGTACTGCATTGACTGGTATCTTTGCTGGTATCTTTTATCAACATGACGAGGCTTACTTAGGTAGTCAGGGTAATGGTAGTTGGAAAGGTATTTGGATGTTAAACGAAGTTAATAATGGTAGCTTTGATGAGATGCCTATTAGCTTAGAATATTTGAGAGGTAAGTATGAATAATGATTTAAGTCAACTTAAAAAGATGGAAACTAAAGATTTATTGGGCTTTCCTATTAGGGAGAAGTTGTACTCTGGCGAGGATGCTTACTTTAAACAGAACCCCCATGTTGGTGGTATGGCGGCAGAAGATAACTCTATAATACTTAATCCCTATTCAAGTGGCGAGGTTAATCAAGGTGCTGTAGCTAAGAATGAGGCACTAAGGTTGTTACTAAGGATTAAAAAACCCAAGTTAGACTTTGAATTAACCCCATCACAAATAGGACAGTTTAAGGGAACGCCTTATCAAGATAATGAGGAGGCTATGAAGCATACAATACTTGGACGTATTTATAGTGAAGACCCCACAGCATTAGACTTCACTGAGGAGCAAACTAAGTTTTTAAACAGGTTTTTAGAGAGGAAGTAAGTATGA